TGTTTATGGTATTGAAGAAGTGGTCAATGCCTTGAATATATCCGATAAACAGGACGTAATACAGAACTGGTATGTGCGAAATCAACAGGTTCCACCACAACAGCAAGTAGAACAGGCTGAACAAATGCAAGAGCAATTAAGTATGTTGGTAGCACAGGTTATGCAAGAAGGTCCAGGAGGACCAGGGGAAGAAGCATTAGCACAGATGATTATGCAAAACCCAGGTCTTGTAGAGTCACCAGATTTTCAACAATTGCCTGGAGAAATTCAGGAACGAATCATAGCAGTAACAGGATTGGTTGGTGGGCAGGGAGAGGATCCAGAAATGGACCAGCCCAGGGCTTAAGGTTTTAACTCTGCCCATCACATAACATAAGGAAATACAATGCCAAAACTAAAAGTTAAAGGTAAAACAAAAAAGTTCAAGTACACCGAAGAAGGGAAAAAGAAGTACAAGAAAGCATTAGCAAGGTCTAAAGGATATTAATTGTTTAAGCAGTATTTAGGCTTACTTACACCTGACGAAGCAAATAATCTAAAGGATATGGGCAAATCAGGGGCTATAAAATCTGACTTTTCTAACGAATTGGTCCGAAAAGTGGCAAAACGCTATCAATCAATGATAGATGACCATGAGTTTGTATTAGGAAGCCCTAGTTATTGGCGAATTGAGACACGCCCAAAGGGACACAAGTGGCATTTTGATGGGTGTAAACTATTAAGTGGTGAGTTTGTAGACAACCACATGGCATGGTGTCAATATGGCACGACAGTCCTCCTATCTGACCCAGATGATTTTACAGGAGGGAAAGTATATTTTGAATTAGATGGTGAACCGACAGAAATAAAGGACCACTATCTCAATGGCGTATGTTATACAGCAGGAAAATTGAATAACCCTGTAAGGCATATGGTAGAACCACATAAAGGAAACAGAACAGTTCTGCTCATGTTCTTTGCAACTAAATGAAGAAGTTGTTCACATATTTACAAATGAAAATAGCAAATAAGTTTACAGGGAAAATTGAAATCAACTTTTTTGAAGGTGGCGTAGCCAATATCAATGAAAGGAAAAGTATTAAACTAAAAGAATGAAGTAAACCTTAACAAAATAGGGACAATCTTTAACACAGAAGCCCAATGATGTATCAGGAATAGCCTGGTGGTCATTGGGTTTTTTTTTACTCAAAAACCAGTGTCGAAAGACCAACTGAAAGGAAATAAAAATGGCTGAAATAAATGTAGTAGGAACAACCAATTTAGAAGTAACGCCTGAATCAGAACAGATCCAGGTAGGAAATTTTAGTACAGACCCACAAGTGGGCGAGGATACCTCGCTCAATGGCGATTACGACAATCTTTCGATTCCTGATGAACTCTTCACAGGAGAGCAATCAACCCAGGAGTCCGATACAGAACAGGCTGTGACCACAGAGTCAGTAGAACCAGCCAAAACAACAGAAACCAATGAATCAGAAGAAGAAATATCAACTGAAGTGGACAACGAGCAAACTCAAACAGTTAGTGAGTCCCCAGATGAGCAATCATTTGTGTACGAAACGGAAGATGGCTCAAGATACACAGAGTCTGATATAGAATCTTGGAAAAAAGATGCTGACAATAGGCATGACTGGAACAAGTCCAATACGGAAAAAGCCCAGGAAATAGCCGAACAGCGAAGGGCAGTAGAGCCTTTAGTTCAATTGGTTGAGAAAATAAAAGAATCGGAAGATTTCTCTGATACGCTTGTAGAAGCGATTGAAGATGAACTCGGTAAAGAAGCAGGGCAATTGTTCAAGCAAACCCTACAGATGGATAATAAAGACCTTCCGAATCCCTGGGAATCTGAATTACAGGAAGCCCAGGAAAAAGTAGCACAGATGGAAGCACAACAGGTCTTGGACCAGTCAATGGCAGATCTCAAATCAACCTATTCCCTAAATGATAAACAAACCCAGGAAGTCCTGGATTATGCAATAGAGAAACATGAGTCTGATGGGAGACTGCTTACCCTGGAAGAAGCCTATAAGGTAATGAACTTTGACAAACCAAAAGAAGAAGTCAAAGCCAAGCCAAAGCCATCTGTCCCAGTAAACGTACAGAAGAATGTTGGTGTCAAAAGTGATAAACAAGATAAAATCGCAAATTACGATGACATCGATGTTGCTTCTTTTTTTAACACATAAATACCGAATAAAGGAGACATTATATGTCTAACATAGTAGTAAGTGGAA